TGGAGGCCTGCCGCACAATCAGGCATTAATTGAGTTCGCTTCATGGCTAGTAAATTTTAGCGATAACGTAAAAATGTGGGGCAATGGCGCGGGTTTTGATAATGTGATTTTGGCGCAAGCCTATCGCCGCGCAGATTTGCCGGCACCTTGGAAGCACTGGAACGACCGCTGCTACCGAACGCTTAAATCACAGTACCCGGATATAAAGCTAGCGCGCACTGGCACCCATCACAACGCACTAGATGATGCGGAATCCCAGGCCATTCATGCGCTAGCAATTTTATCCATCGCGCGCACCGGAGGTAATCATGTCAGCAACGCTTGAATGTAAAAAATGCGGGAAGCACATGGCAACACTGCGAGACGCACGCGTGCGAGTCGGAATGATTGTCTATTGCGCACCCTGCGACACACTGATTCAACACTCAATCACTAAAAAAAGACAAGCCGAAAGCGATGTTCCCGATTTTTTGAGCGGGCTTTTTGGTGGCACACGCAGGCAGCGATGACACCAAACATCGTGGCATAATCGCAAAATGAGTTATGTGCAAATAATATACAAATAATAAACAACCCCCGTGAGGCCGCTGCCAGCGCGGGATCTGCAGGAGTGTGCAAGATTAGCTTTCAAATACACATAAAAAAGCACATTTCTGCAATAAAATCATAGGCTTGCATCTATTTTGCTTTATTGATTTTTCGAGCAAAAACACCCGCGCGCCCATAGCCGGCGCGGTTTTGTGCAGATTTCAATCAGTTAAACCAGAAAAAATCTGGCACGATTTTTTCCTGTCAATTTTTATGCCAGTTAAAACACCACCCCCACCCTGACCCGTGCATCTATTCCGTTGGCGGCCTGGTGGACATCCAGCCCCACCCGCACCCGCCACACGTCACGCTCGATCCACACGCCCGAGGTGTTCGCTATTGGCGAATAACTCAACCCCGCCGCCCAGCGCTTTTCCGGCTCCGGCAAAATGATCGGTTCAACTGGCACATCCAGCCCGCCAACAACAACGCCATCCGGACTACTCGCTAGCACCCTCCGACCGCCATCACTCTCACGCACCAACGACAAATCCACCGTCACAGGCGGGCGCGGTTGCCCGGCGGCGGGTACCGCATCAGGCTGCACGATCACCTGCACGATGCGCTCCACTTTTGCGCCTGCCGGTACGTGCTGTTTTGGCCGCGCGGTCGGTGTCGTCGCAGTGCGCTCAATCACTAGCGACCCATCATCCTGCCGCACCTCATCAACCGGCCATTCTGTCATCGACGGCGGCACATCAATGCGCAGCATCCACCAAACCGCGCCGGCGAATATCGCGAGGGTCAGGAACAGGGCGACTATCCACGCCGCCAACTCGCGCCTGCTCATCATGTGCCTAGCGCCAAACGCGCGCGCTTCCAATAAATCAAGCGATCTTGCCAGCCGTTATAGCCGCCATTGATGCGCCGTGTAATCCGGCGATACGCGTCCTCGCTGTCTTCATCGGCAAGTTGATTTAGCCGGCGATCCGCCCAAAACCACGCCGCAATCATGCAGCCATGCTCAACACTGGCAGCGAGTTCCGGGCTCGCAACCAGGTCAATGCCAAGTTCTGCACTCGCCTTTTTGTAATTCGCGCGTCCGGTGATCTGAATCGGGCCACGACCCTTGAAGCGCTTGCCGTCACCTGGCTGAGTGTTGCCCAGGTCAACGCGCCCTTCATACGCCGCACCACTGGCGATCTCTTCCCAGTATTTCAGCCCGCCCGATTCGTGCGCTAGCTGTCCTAGCCATGCCGCGATGCGTGCAGGGGTATTGATGTTGTAGCGCTTTGCAGCGGCATTGAGGTGCGGTAAATATTCTAGTGCTTTATCTTGCCGTAGTGTCGGCATGACAGCGGTCATTAGTTTAGCGGTAATCATTGAATAAACTCCCTTTTATTATGTTGGGCCAAGCAGAAGCGACTTCCATACAATCACCCCGAACCAGCCTACTAGCAGAATCAGGCCCCACTCAAACAACTTTTTCAGCGCCTGATCCCTCACAGACCCCCACCAGACGCGCTTTTCTTCGACCGTGCTGTGATACCCGTGGTGCTTGAGATAGTCAGGCCAGCCTTGTTTGCTTTCTGGAAACGCCCGCTCCACCAACTCAACGCGTCCAGTGAATACCGTAATTTGATCAACTAAAGCGTTGTGCCGGTCTTGCGAGGCTTTAGCGGAGGCATCTATCCGCGTGATAATGTCGCCATAACGCGCCATTTCATCCGTCACATGATCTTGAAACAACGCTTCAATGCGGCTAGTGTGTTCGCCAAGCCTTGTGTCCATGTAGTTGAGAATATGCACCGGGATTGATCTGCGCTCTTCGCCCGCCCATTCCCCGTCACTAATATGCGTGGTCATTATTTATCCCTGCTGCTTGAATAGGTAGATGTAACAAACGCCTGCAGTGCGGCAATCGGGGCAGTCACTGCCGCGATAATCAGCCCGACTTCAGCGCCATCTTTTGAGGTGGTTGATGCAAACTCAGTCGCCCACTGGAAACTTTGATAAGTCATCCAGACAGTCACCCCGAACGACAAGCGGCGGATAATCGCTCGATTATCTACCCAGTCCCAAAAAGCGTTGAGTCGATCTAGTAGAGTCATTTAATGCCCAGAAATTAACCGCGCCTCAATTTCGTAAGGCGAATTTTGGTAACCATAGCGCAGCAAGTACCAAAAAACCTTAACCGTCCACGCCACCGCGCCATCACGCTCAATCTGCGCGATATGCACCCGCTCATGCCGAATCAAGCCGGCGTTACTCATTTGCTCAGGCATCAGGTAGATCACCCGCCACGGCATCGTAATGCCGTAAGCACCAGCAGCGCGGAGAAACGCCCGCACCCACCAAGGCGCAGGCCGAATCGGAGCCGGTTTCACAGCCCGAACGCCGCTTTCTGTGCGCGGCCCCAGGCGCGGCACTCTTCAACGTAGTCGTTGTAAGCGCTCGATTCTGCTGATGGCGCAAGTCGAATCAGCTTAATTTCATCGTCCAGGCTATAACGCTCACGCAGACGATCCACCACGCGGCGATTGATCAGCCGCACATGCGGGCTCACGGCTTTAATCTCGTCACGCAAAGCATCGGTCAGCTCAACATCCAGCACGATGCTGGCGGCAATTTCTGCGTGCTGCACTTCGGGCAATCTTGCGCCATCCGGCAGACAGACATAGGTCGTTCCGTCCAGTGTAGCTAGCTCGGTGGAGCCCTCAGGCGTAGCGAGTTCGCGGGTGACTTGTTGGGTGATAAACTTTTGGTAAGAGGCGATAGAGGGCATAGTGATTTCCTTTCAGGTAGCGCAGCAGATGCTGCAAAGAGTGAGTTTTGCGTGCGTGACCTAATACGCTGATCACGCTATCGAGCTTGCCGCGTTTGGCAGAGGCTCTCAGTGTGTAAATGCTGTGCCGGCGGATGAAGCGCTTGCTAGCCCAGGTGCGAAAGCCGACAAAGTTGATGCCGCGTGTGACGCGTGCCAGTGTCGAGCGAGAGAGTGTTAGGCGCAGGCCAGTCAAAAACACAATCACCCGCTCGCGGGCGGCAATGGCTTCTGCCCGCGTCAAATCGAACAACACAAAATCATCTACATAACGACAGTAGCGTAAGGGCTTGATTTCGCGGGTGATGAAGTGGTCTAGCGGGCTCAGGTAAAGCAATGCATAAATCTGGCTGAGCAGGTTGCCAATGGGAATGCCTACAGGTTCGCCGTGGTCGGCAAAATCCATCATCAAATCCACAAAACGGCGGTCGTGAATCTTGCGCTCAATCAGTGTGCGCAGAATATCGCGGTCAATGCGGTAGAAGAATTTGCGAATATCCAACTTGAGCGTGTAGTTGTCCGGTGCGCACGCCTGCAGGGCGGCTTGTGCATAGTCCGCTGCTTTGTGGGTGCCAAGCCCTACCCGGCAAGCAAACGATTGATCAATAAAACCGCCGTTGAATATCGGATAGATGACGGCGTAAATGGCATGTTGCACCACCAGATCACGGAAAGCGGGGGCGTATATCTGCCGCAACTTAGGCTCGTAAACTGTGAAGTTGTAGTAGGGTCTGGGTTGATAGGTGTTGTCGTGCAATTCAGCGTGCAGCGCGTCCAGGTTGCTGGCCAAGTGTTTTTCAAATTGAAAACAGGCGCGTTTGCCGCGCTTATGGCGTGCAGCGGCGTGAAATGCCGCCAATAGAGCCTCGGGCGTAAAAGCCTTGTCGAATAAATAACCGATGCGTTTCATAGGGCCAGACTTTCGAGAATGACAGAATCAAACCTACTAGAATGGCCCATGCAAACCGATTTAGCCGAGGCTTGCGCCTCGCGCCGGAAAGCGTCTCCCTTGATTCCACTTCGATCTTTCGATCCGTGAGGTGAAGTCGAGTCCGCGCGAAACCCTACATTATCGTTAGAGTTACCCTGCGCATCGCTGAGATTCAACGTCCAAACCCCTGCGTTCGAAGAATTGTTCCAATTCCCGCCAGCAATCGGGCACATGTTAAGACGCCTCCCGTTTGTCGAGCGCACGTTCCGCGACAATCCAGCCGCCAATCATGCGCCCTAACTCATCCACCATCCGCGAGATAACCAAGTAGCGGTGTTCACCGTCTTTCTCTGGGTGATGGTGTTGTCCGTCCTTAAACTCAAAATAACCGAGTGCGTGTGCCAGGCGCAGCAGCATACGCAACTGCTCATGACGCACATCAAGGTTGGTGATTGCCGTTTTTTTGTGATAGCGCTTTTGTGCTTCCACGATGAAGCTGTA